TTACAGGAACTGCAAAAGATATTGGTAGAGATTATTATAATTTAGGATCTACAACTAGTGGATTTTTGTTAGGCATGAATCCGGTTTTCGCTGGATTAGATAATTTTTTATTTGATGGTGCTATGTATAATTATTTAATGGATGAAGGATTGTATAAAACACCTCCAGGTGAAGATCCACTTTTTACAGAAGGAAATATTTTAGATACTCTTGGTTTTAATGAATTATATACAGCAAGTGAAGTAAATCCAAATAACCCGTATGCTGATCAAGCAGGTTATGCAAGATTTATTGCAAACACTTTACCATTAGCTCTTACAGGTGGAAGAGGTATTTTAGGAAATTTAACAAGTAGATTATCTCCAAGACTGCAAGCAGCAGCTGGTCAAATGTTTCCATTTTTAACAAAACGAGGAACACTCCTTCCGCCAAAAACAAGAGGAACTGGATTTGCTAGTTACCTTAATCCTCTTAATTATAGTTATACAGCACCAAGCACCGCAAGAAACGTTGCATTAACAATGGGATTAAGTGCACCTCAATTTATGGGTAGTGCAGAAGCTGCGTTGCCTACAGACGACATGATGTTAAGATTAAATGAATACGATCCAATAATGGGCAATCAAGATCCAGTAATTTTTGATAGTTACATGGTAGATAAATTAGATAACTTATATAATCAACAACAAAGCGCCGAGGACCCAGGACCTAGAAACAATTACCAAGGATTGTAATGAATGCGCTTTTACGAAAAGCTATACTTAAATTTATTAGGGATGGCAGAACAACTGAAGCAAAAGATCAACTTAGAAAAACTCTTGGAGTAAAGAATTTTACCGGCGATAATGCAAGAGCTATAAAAGAATTATCTGTAGACGCTGGTTTAATGAAACCAGGCGATAAAGTATCACAAAAAACAGGAAAACGAGTAGGTGATCCTCAAAGAGATTATAAGAAAAAATCATTTATAGAGAAACAAAGTAAAATTTCTAAAAAATTAAGAAAAGAGGGCAAAGGAAGAAATTTAGATCCAGTTAATCAAAGAAGAATAGCTCAAGCTTTACTAAAAGGTGATGATCCAACTGTAAAAAAAGGTGGCATTGAGGGTATTATAAAAGCTGCAGTAAAAGAACCTATAAGAAGCGATACAGGAAGAACAAAAGGTTTATTATCACTTGCACGTGCAGCAATATTAAAAAACCCTAAAGATAAACAAAAAATACTTAGTAGACAAAATTTATTAGACTATGATGTACAAATACAACCACAGTTAAATAAGTTAGATGATCTAGCTAGACAAATAGAATATTTTAGACAAAAAAATATATCTACCACACGTTCACCAGCACAGCATTTATCAGATTATAACAAACTAGAAAATTTGATGAATCAATACATACAACTAACAGCTAGATTAAGAAAAAAATTAGATCCAAATTTTGATATGACTTCGTACCAAAGAAGCATGATACCACAAAAAATGACTTTTGGTCATGAATCTGATTTAGGATTAAATATAGAAAACGCAAGATTAGGTAATGTAGGATCAGGTTTTTCTGATTTTTTAACAACAGATGTAAACCGTTTAACAAACTATTTACCAGAAATAGGACCTTTAAATCGTGCTAAATTAGATTTAGATACAGCTGTTATGCAATCAATGTTTCAAAATCCAGCAGGTCAACCAACATCTGCTGGCATAAGAGAGTTTTCTAAATTGTATGATAAGGCTGGAATAAGATCTGTATTACCATCACGCACAGGTAAAAAAATGGTTTTAGGCACACCAGATGTTTACACTCAAATGGATTTTATGAAAAAAGCTTTAGATCGTAATCGACTACCTTTTCAAGGTATGAATAAAAAGAATTTACAAGAATTATTGTATGGTCAAAAATTGTTAAGTGATTTTGGTTACAAAAAAGGAGGAAAAGTTCCTGCATACATGGCTGGTGGTATAGGTAAACTTGGAGCAAAAGTTATAAAAAATTTAGTAGGTAAATTATCTAACAAAGAATTAAAAATGATTTTAGATACATCTTTTAAAAGCACTAATCCAAACAAATCACCTGCAAAAATTAGACAAAACAAATTATTAGAAAAATTAGGGCCAGATAAATACAGATATAGAAACGTTAAGTCAGAGGTATACGAATAATGGTAATACCTAGCATTACACGTAGAGCTTTTATGAAAGGCATTGCAGCGCTTGCTGGTAAAGCAGCAATGCCAAAAACTGTTAGCAAAGCCATGGAAGCAGTAACACCATCATCAGTAAACGTGGACAGTGCACCGTGGATACAAAACATGGTAGGTTCTTTAAAAAATATTGTTGACAACCGTAAACTTGAATCGTTGTTACCTAATGGTGCAGAAGTAAGATATGTTAAAGCACCTGCAAACGAATTTGATTCACATACTTTGTCTATTAAAACAGCTGACGGCGATAGAGATTTTATAAAATACCATGAAACAAAAGGCGATATAGATATTGAGTTTGATATTCGCGATGACTATCACAATAACCAACATATATACGTTAACAAAAAAACTGGTGCTACAGAAATAGTTGATGACAACTATTACATGACAGGACCAGAAGATTATGCAAAAGATGATCCAATTGTTTACGATGCAACTAGAGAAGCCATACGTAAAAAAATGATGCTTGCTGATGAAAAACCAGATGACTACATGTATGACTACATGTCAATGCCAGATGATTCTGAATATGGTTATTTATTTGAAAGATATGCAGATACGTTTTCACCTTCCGGTGGCATATTTAAAACTAAACAATTTGCTGATAATGAAAGAGCTAAAAAACTTATGCAGGAGGAAATGGATGAATTAATGTTTGAACAACAGTTTAGAGATGGTAATATACACGGTTTTAATAAAGGAGGAGTTATGAAAGACGTTGTACCACCATTAGATGGCTATGCAGCTGGTGGTGTTGGTAAAAAAATAATACAAAGAACTGCTCCAAAACTTTTAGATAAGTTACGTGAATTTGCACCACAGATTACAGGCAAGGTAGATCCTAAACCTTTTACAGTTTTTGATGATGCAGGATTACCAGTAAAAGATTTTAAAACATACGATGAGGCAATGAAGTTTGCTCAAGAAGATCCAAGTATGTTGTCCGTTGGCAATACACCTAAAGCAGATGTGTCTGCAGATACACCAGCAATGTTTTTCCGTTCTAGAGAAGAATTAATACAAGGACCACCAATGTTAGAAGGACAACAATGGTTAAATTATTTTAAGTCACGTGGCATACGTGATGCAGAAATGATGGACACATCATTAGGTCCATTTTTAAATCAAAATCTAAAAAATAAAATATCTAAAAATGATTTAGTAAAAAAATACGATGAAACAGTTCCTGATTTTGACGTCCAGGTTTTAGGACAAGGCACTGACGGTGCTTTACAAAATATGTCTATTGACAGGCTAAGACAAATAGATCCGGCAGTTTTTTCTGCAGAGGCAAGACCAATTATAACAACTATACAAAATCAAATAAAAGATGTTACAACTACTAAAGCAGAAGATCAATTTTTAGGACGTTTAGACAATTTGTTTGACAAAGCTTACGGCATACCAAACGTTAGTAAGACTGGTATACCTGCAGACAACACCATGGTGCCTTTTGAAATAAAACAATTAATGAATGAAATTTTAGCTGGCACAGGTAGAAGAGGTGCAGGTTTTAAAGCTGCTGCTTTTAAAGACAGAGCTCAATATTCCGGCCAACAAACTTTACCTGGTGGATCAAACTACCGAGAATTTGTTTTTAGTTATAAACCAAAAGGACCACGTAAAAACGAACCTGTATATAATTATGCACATAAATTTGGTTCTGCTTCAACTGATAATGCTTTCATGCACGCGCGTGTGTCTGACAGGACAGATGAATTTGGAAATAGATTATTGTTTGTAGAAGAATTTCAATCAGATATGCATCAACCAATATCACGTGTTGTTCGTGAAGCAACAAAACAAGGAAAAGAACTTCCTCCATCTGGTAAATACGCGCCACGTTTAGATGTAGAGTCGCCAGCATTAAACAAAGCTAATTTACAACAAATGGAATTAATACAAAGAAAAATAGAAAAACTATTAGAAACAAATCCTAATTCACCTAAGTTAGCTAAATTGTATGAACAAAAAGAAGAGATTAGAAACATAGAAAAAGCAAAAGCGCAGAAAAGTGCGAAAGATACATCTGGTGTACCTGAAGGTCCATTTAAAAATTCTCAAGACTACATGGAGTTTGCTATTAAGTACTTGATGAGAGTAGCAAAAGATGGTAATTACGATGGCGTGGCTTTTTCAACACCGGCTGTTAAAAACCGTAATTTGTCACCAGGTAGTAAGGATTACCAAGGTAATTTGTACGCGTACGGAAACATTTTAAATAATGCAATACGTAAAGCAAAGGCAAAAACTGGGGCTGATTTGTTTGAAACATCAATTGCTGCTAAAGGAGAATATCGTGGCGAGATGAATTATTACGGAGTTCCAGCACTGATGATAAAAGGCAACAAGAAGGCAATGGAAAAAATTAGCAAAGGATTGCCTGCTTATGCAAAAGGAGGTTTAACAAAAACTACACCTCCAGAAAAAGGACCACAACCATATGGCATCATGCAAGATGTTGTATCACCACTATAAGGGGAAATAGATGGCTAAAAAGAATCAAAACAATAATATAGACAAAGCTTTAGAAGCATTACAAGGTGCTTTAGACCTAGAGCCAACAGGTCAAGAAATACAGTTACCAGAACAAGTGGTAGATTTTGAATCAGACGTAGAACTAACAGAAACACCAGACGGAGGTGCAGAGGTAAATTTTGATCCCAATGCACCTATCGACAAATCAAATATTCCGTTCGATGCAAACTTAGCTGATTACATCGACGAATCTGAATCCCGCAAATTTGCTAATGATCTTGTGGGAGCATTCGAAATGGATAAAGAGTCACGTAAAGACTGGGAAGATACCTATGTCAAAGGACTCGATATGTTAGGTTTTAAATATGAAGACCGAACACAACCATTCGAAGGTGCGTCAGGGGTCGTACATCCTTTACTTGCTGAATCTGTAACACAGTTTCAAGCTCAAGCTTATAAGGAACTCCTCCCCCCAAGCGGCCCCGTGCGCACACAAATAGTTGGAGCAGTTACGCCTCAAGTGCAAGATCAAGCAGATCGTGTAAAAGAATTTATGAACTATCAAATTACAACAAAGATGAAAGAGTATGACCCTGAAATGGATCAATTGCTATTTTATTTACCTTTGTCAGGCTCCGCTTTTAAAAAAGTTTATTACGATCCAATGTTACAAAGAGGGGTATCTAAATTTATTACAAGTGAAGATTGTGTAATTAATTATTTAGCAACTGATTTAGAAACTGCAGAAAGAATAACTCATGTTTGTAAAATGACAAACAACGAAGTAAGAAAATTACAAGTTACAGGATTTTACAAAGATGTTGAACTGCCATCAGGATCAGTAGATACATCAGAAGTCATAGATAAAGTAAATGAATTAGATGGCGTACAAAAAGAATACGCAGACGAAGATGATGAACATGAAATTTTAGAAATGCATGTAAATGCAGACGTACCAGGTTTTGAAGATCCTAATGGTATAAAATTACCATACATAGTAAGCATAGATAAATATTCTCAAACTATTTTGTCTGTAAGAAGAAATTATTTACAAGACGATCCAATGATGAGAAAAATTTCTTACTTTGTACATTTTAAATTCCTCCCCGGATTAGGCTTTTATGGATTTGGCTTAATCCACATGTTAGGTGGGTTGTCAAGAACTGCAACAAGTGTTTTGCGACAGTTAATTGATGCAGGTACTCTTGCCAATCTACCAGCAGGATTTAAAGCACGTGGTATGCGCATACGAGATCACGATCAACCTATACAACCAGGTGAATTTAGAGATGTAGATGTAACTGGTAATTCTATACGAGAATCTTTGTTACCTTTACCATTCAAAGAACCATCGCAAACATTATTTGCATTACTTGGTTTTGCTGTTGATGCTGGTAAATCATTTGCTGCAATTGCAGATATGAAAATGGGAGAGGGTAACCAACAAAACCCTGTTGGCACAACATTAGCATTGTTAGAACGTGGCACAAAAGTAATGAGTGCAATACACAAAAGATTACACTACGCACAAAAAGAAGAATTTAATTTGTTGGCAAGAGTATTTCAATTGTACCTACCGCCAGAATATCCATACGAAGTTATTGGTGGTAACAGAATGATTAAACAAACTGATTTTGATGATCGTGTTGATATATTGCCTATTAGTGACCCTAATATATTTTCTATGGCACAGCGTATTACACTTGCACAACAACAATTACAATTAGCAACATCTAATCCTAAAATGCATGATTTACGTGAAGCATATAGAAGAATGTATTCTGCAATGGGCGTAGATAATATTGATGCAATACTAAAACCAAATCCAGAAATGCCTGCACCTACAGGACCGGCAGCAGAAAATAGTGGCATTATGAGAGGTAACTTTCCAAAGGCTTTTCCTATGCAAGATCACATGGCTCATATTACAGCACACCAAGAATTTATGTTTACAAGAATGGTACAGATCAACCCACAAGTTTATTCTGCATTACAAGCACATTTATCAGAACACATAGCTTTAATGGCTGGAGAACAAATACAACAAGAATTTACTGAACCAATACAACAAATGCAACAAGCTATGCAACAAGCACAGCAAAATCCACAAGCAATGCAACAGTTACAACAACAACAAGCACAATTAACAAATCAAATGGCAGCAAAACAAGCTCAAATCGAAGCAAAATTAACAGCTGAATTATCTGCAGCAGAAGAAGCACGTATGAGTAAAGAACCTAAAGATCCTCTTGTTAAATTAAAACAACAAGAGATAGATTTAAAAGCCATGGAAACACAAGCTAGACTTGCAAAAGAAATTGCTATGGATCAAGAAAAATTAGATCTTGAAAGAGATAAGTTAGAAACTGACACTGGTTTAGAAATTATGAAAATGGAAGCAGCAGCTGATAGCCAATCAAACACAGAAGCTATGTCAGTTTTACGAGAAAACATAGTTTCAGCGCGTGAAGCAATGAAAGAACAATCTTCTGAAAAAATAGCGAGACAAAATGCAAGACGAAATGAAAAGAAAACTGATTAAAATTAGTAACGCCATGCAAAAAATAGAAGACGCTGCTAGAAGTGAAATAAAAACAAAAGAAGATTTTATGCTTGTCTGTTCTGCGTTAATGGCGGTTACACGCAACATGTATGTAGAGGGGTTAGGTCCTCAAGATGCTGTGCAAATGTTTGAAGCAACAGCAGAGAGTATAATTATAACGGAAGAAATTTTATCGGAGTTTGGGGATTATCCTAAACCCACAATACATTAGGAGGAAACATGCCAAAAGTAGGTAGCCAACAATTTCCATACACATCAGCAGGTGTTAGAAGTGCTATGATGCATGCAAAAAACACTGGACAAAAAGTCAACATGATGAAAAAAGGTGGAAAAACGAAACGTCTTAAGAAAGGCGGTTCGATGAAAATGAAGAAAAAATAGGAGGTAACATGAATTTAATAAAAGATTTATGGGCACACTTAAAAGAATGGAGTGACTGGGGTATGAAAGACTGGATTAAAGCCGGTATCGTTGCAGTTATTGTTCTTGTTGTGCTTAATTCAATGATAGGCGGTTAATGAGCATATTAGGACTAAGTTCATTTACGGCAGCTGACGATAGACGTCAAGCTTACCAAGCTAATCAACAGCGTGCTGCAGTTAATGCAGCACGTGAGTTTGATGCTACTTTTGGTAATCCTGAATATGTTATGTCACAACCTGCAGAGTTTTATACTAACAGGGACAACCTTGCTAAAATAAAACCAACGTTAGTTGCAATGCAAGGCAACAAAGATTTTTATACGACAGATCAAAACGAAAGCCGTAACATGTACCAAATGCTCATGAATAAAATGAAAGGTGGGCAAGGTGCAGAGATGATAGACACAAGAGGTTTGCCTGCAGGTGCGCGTAGAATAGGTAGAACTTTATTCCAAGATCCATCTAAGTCAGCAGGTTTTTTAGGTGATATGTCATCCATGTTTTTACGCACACCAAACCCTGCAGCAATAAGAGTAAACACATATAATCCTTTTCCTAAAGCTGGTTTTGGAAAAGAATTTTATGAAAAAGAATTTCCAATGGCAAGTGCATTTTCTAACGCAATGGAAAGAATAGAAAATTTACCTACCCTGCAATTAATAAAAAGTTTTTTACCACAAAGAAACAAACCAGTATTAGAAAGAGATTCTGACTTTGTAAAAACAGATGAGGAATTAGCAGAAATGGGAGCGTATGAATCATTACCTATGTTAGAGTTTAATGATCTTGACCCTGACATGAGCACTGTTGATGTATTAGATCAATCACCATCAGGACCATTTAGTGAAGAATATGAAATGTTAGAAGCGTATAATCGTGGTGAATTTCCTGCAGGCGAATTTGTTGCTCCTAATTTTGGACAAGACCAATTAACTTCAGAAGAAATAAGGGATTTATTAGAATTTTACAACGCAGATGAAATAAAAAATGGTTTACAAGCAGGTTTAACTTACGAAGATATGATTGGATTTACTACAGGAAACATAGGCTCAGAGAACCCTTTGCAAAATTAATGCCAGGTTACGATTATAAATATGATAGCGGAGATACAACTGGATCTAGCACTGGATCTAATTATGGAGCTGTAGGCGGATATACACCTCCACCTAGTAGTGGAGGATCTTCTTACTATTCTGGTAATAACAGTAGCAACAATAACACCACATACTACGACCCTAAAGCAGATGAAGATGCAGGGGTTTATGAAGAAAATAAAAATTTATATGATTCGTTAAAAGATACTTATACCCCACCAGAAAACGTATACGGACCAGGAACTGCAACACCTGGTAAAACAGGTTATGCTTCTGTAAATCTTAATCCAAAACTTGCTAATGAACTTATTAAAGGATTGAGTGTTGGTACATTAAATTTTTTTGGTTACGACCCAAAAAATCCAGCTAAGATTCCAGTAGAACTTCTTAAAATGATAACAGAAGGATCTAAAGTAACTGACATTGAAAAAATGAATACAAAGGAAGCTCTTACTTTTACTCAAGATGAATATGAACAAATGTCAAATCCTAATCATCCTAATCATAATTATTATCAATTTATGGAACGTATTGCTCGTCAAAAAAATTTAATAAATATTGAAGCACAAGAAAGATCAGGAGGTAATCAAGGGTATGGTTATGGTTATGGTTATGGCCGTGGTAGAAATTTTGGATATGGTCCAGGAGGCATAACTAATATTAGAAGATACGCACATCCTGGTAAAAACAAAGGTAATTATGGTTCTGCAATTGCATCAGCAATTGCAAATAGAACTTCATCACCACCCATTAATCAATTTTTATTCACTCAAATGTTGCGTAGAATGCCAGGTGGTGGTATAACGGAGTTAGTATAATTATGTGGCAGTTATTAGCAAAACCATTATTAGGAGTTGCCGTTGATGGCATCAAAGGCTTCGTAGAGACCAAAAAATTAAATGGCGAAGTCAAGATTGCAAAAATTAAGGCAGAAAAAAAGAAACAAGAAGACATAGCAGCAGGTAAAATTAAATGGGAAGCTGCAGCTGTGGATCAAATGAAAGGTTCGTGGAAAGACGAACTAATTTTAATTTGCCTATTGGCGCCAGCCGTAGCAGTCTTTGTGCCTAGTTGGACACCACACATAAAAGCAGGATTTGAAGCCTTGCATTCTTTACCAGATTATTATAAACATCTTTTATATTTAGCATGCTCAGTAAGCTTTGGGGTTAAAGCCGGACCTGTAGCAATGAATTTTTTTAAAAAGGGGAAATAACTATGAAAACTGTAGATAAGAAAAAAAATCCTGGTCTAGCAAAGTTACCAACTAAAGTTAGAAACAAGATGGGCTACAAAAAGAAAGGTGGCAAACTTAAAAAAATGATGGGTGGCGGAGCTATGGGTAAAACTATGATGAAGCCAGACATGATGAAAAAAGGTGGCAAAACTAAAAAAATGATGGGTGGTGGAACCATGGGTAGAACTATGATGAAACCAAACATGATGTATAAAAAAGGAGGCAAAGGTAAAAAATGAGTGTACCTAAAGGATATCATAAAACAAAAGATGGCAGAATTGCTAAAAAAGGTTTGTATTACTACATGAACAAAGCTAAAAAATCTGGCAAAAGCAGACCAGGTAAAGGCACAGTAACAGACAAAGCATTAAAAGAATCTGCTAAAACGGCTAAAAAACCTACAAAGAAGAAAAAGAAAAGAACTTAATGCAAGATGAAACGGCAATCTACATAATCTTGAAAAAGATTAGATTGCGAAAAGAGGAGTTGAAAGAAGTCGTTGCAACTGGATTACCTAGTTGGGATGAGTATAACAAAACCGTAGGACAGTTTACTGCCTATGCAATAATGGAACAGGAGATTCAAGACCTGCAGAAAGATGAGGAAAACAATGACGGAGAACGAACTACCAAAACGTAGATTTGCGTTAGAAGAAAAAGATTTGTCAGTAGAGGCTGATGAAAATAATAAAGTAGCAGAAGAAAAAGAAAATAAATTTCTTAAAAAAATACAAGAAGATGCTACAAAAGATATAGAGCATTTACCTACAGAAAAAGTATTAGAACGATTACCTAATCCAACAGGTTGGCGTATGCTAGTTTTACCATACAAAGGACAAGGTAAAACAAAAGGTGGAGTGCTATTAACAGATGAAACAATGCAAGAGCGTGGCTACACAACAGTCACTGGTTTGGTTCTTAAATTAGGACCAGATTGTTATACAGATGAAACAAGATTTCCTAACGGACCTTGGTGTAAAGTAAACGATTGGATTATATTTGGTCGATACGCCGGATCTAGATTTGGGATAGAGGGTGGTGAAGTGAGAATACTTAACGAAGATGAAATAATCGCTGTGGTAAAAGACCCAGAGGATATTTTACAATTTAGATAAACAGGAGTAAAAAATGCCTGCAGAAGCGCAACCCAAAGTAGAATCGCAACAAGAAGCAGAATCAAAAATGGTAGACTTACCATCTGATGGTCCTGCTGTTGATGTAGAACTTCCAAAAAATTCTACAAAAATTGTAAATCCTGATTCTGAATCAGAAGCCGTTCCATCCCAAGAAGTAAATGCAAATTCAACTGCATCAACGGAAGAAATGGATGATTACGGTAAAAAGGTTCAATCCAGGATAGATAAATTAACAAAAAGATTAAGAGAAGCTGAAAGACGTGAACAAGCTGCAATAGAATTTGCACAAGGTGTACAGCAAAAAACTAAAACCTTGCAAACTAGAGCAAACACTCTTGATAGTGGATATATAAATGAATTTGCAAGCCGTGTAGAAGCTGAAACAGCAGAAGCTAAAAAAGCTTTAAAAGCTGCCGTAGAACTAGGTGATAGTGATGCACAGGTAGAAGCACAGCAAAAATTAGCACGACTTGCCATAGAATCTGAACGTGTAAAATCTACACAAGCACAACGTGAAAGATTGAAAAAAGAAATGGAGGCACGTGGAGTTAATCCTAATCAACCACAAATGCCTAATCCTCAACAAATGCAACCACCTGCAGCACCACCTCCACCGCCAGATCCAAAGGCAGAAGCATGGGCTGAAAAGAACAAGTGGTTTGGAGAAGATGAACCAATGACCTTGACTTCTTTCTCAATTCATCGTAAACTAATGGAAGAAGGATATGATCCGTCATCTGATGACTATTACACTGAAATAGACAAAAGAATGAAGGATACTTTCCCTCACAGGTTTGAACAAACAAGTTCAGAAAAGTTAACGCCAAGTCAGGCAGTTGCTTCTGTTAACAGAGGTGCTCCTGTACAACCGCGCAAAGGTACTGTAAGACTCACACCCTCACAAGTAGCCATAGCAAAAAAATTAGGTGTGCCACTAAGCGAATATGCGAAATACGTGAAGGAGTAGGCATATGAATACAAATACAAAAAATAAACTACCATCACGCGAGTCTGAAAATAGGTCGAAAAGAGAGCGACCTAAGGTATGGACTCCACCGTCACAACTAGATGCACCACCTGCGCCTAACGGATTTAAACACCGTTGGATAAGG